TTTTTTTTCATTTTCCATCTAGGGTCCAATGCGTGGAACAAACCATGCATCTTGCAAACACTGTAAGTGGCTCATCCCCGCCTCTCGTTTGTACTTCCACATACTTTGTTTTCATCGAGTTACACTCTTCATTCACGCATTTCAACAACCCTTCACATTCCTCTCCACCTTCCCACAAAAGAGAATTCATGTATCGTATTTGATGTTTTTCTANGATTGGATCCCACAATTGGGGACACAAACGGTAATGATGAACCATGGCCACCTCCTTCGGTTCGATTTGTTCATTGGACAACAACTCTTTAATTTTTTCAATGTTGAACATCACACTTCTGTATTTTCGCAAGTAATATCTACGCACATCGATATCACTCCATCGCATGACTTTCTTTCCTTTTTCCTTCGCATGACATTTTGTGTACTCCAATATCGACTTTTCGATAGCCACACAATCGCTTCCTACGTGCATTCGCAACTTGTTCATAACATACGTGCGGGTCTCAATAAGTTTCATATGATACATGAATTCGACTGCATCTTAAAGTGATTTGATATTTTATTGGTTTGTATATAATAATGGTCTCTTCAATCTGTATTTCACTATTAACGCTCTTGTTGTTGTTTATTGTGTATCAAAAGAAACTGCTCCTCAAAAATCGTACGCTCTTCGTGTATCCGATGTGGGGAATTGGGAACCGACTTCGGGTCATCCGTAAATGTTTCACTCTTTCGAAACTATTACACCGTGACCTTGTTATCGTCGAACATCATGATGATGGTTTCAATTCCAACATTAAAGATTTATGCAATTTTAACTGCAAGTATGTTTCCGCTCAATATTTTGAAAATTTCATCATGAAAATATCTAACGTCGTATTGTTTAAATTCAACAACGAATGCACGTTACAAACCACGGTGCAAGCGTTTGATCCGCATGTGCATGACAATATTTGCATTTACGCATGCGAGTTACATGTAGACGGGATCGATAACGAAGATAACTCGTTATACAACCAATTTCGATATAAAATACCCTACAAACACAAATCAGTGGTAGATCAAATTGTTCTCCACAAGGGGAACATTATGGGGGTTCATGTTAGACANGGCAATGTTAATGACTGGAAACGTGGCTATTATTTTGGGGACGAATGGAAAGATATTGATAAATTACAACCAACTTCGTCACCACATTTTTGTTGTTTCGATGACGTTTCTAAAAATCTTTCCGCATGTCCTTCAAATATTCAGACACTCGATGTGTATATTGAAAAGATGAAAGAATATCCGTCACACATGTTTTTTGTGTGCTCGGACCGAACCGGTTGCTACCTTTATTTACATCAAATGTTTCCTGGTAGAATTATTATGAATGAATTATATTTAGAAACTGAACATATCGATTCAAACAGGGGGTTCATTGACTTTTTCTGTCTCTCATTATGTGACGAGATTATCGTTACCAAAATTAGTAGCTTCGCGGACGAAGCAAGTCGGATCAATGGTGTTCCGTTGATTGAGTGCTAACCTCTCGTTTACTTAAGATTCCCTGAACTTCCGTTTGCAAATCGACCACTTCGATCTTTTTATATTTATCATAATCTGGATGACAACACACCAAATACATATCTCTGATGTTTAGCCCATATTTGGTCTCTAACATATATTTGTATATGTTCAATTGTAAAGAGTAATGTATATAATTACAATCTGGATAATTTAGCATTTCGTGTAATCCATGTTTTCGGTATCCATTTTTCATTTTTATTTCCTTTGTCCGTTTCCAATCGTATATCGAATACGTCCCGTCGTTATTTTTAAATATCATGTCTATGCTTCCTGCTAGGTCATATTTCTCGTCGTATATTTCCCACTCCGTTCGATACGCCGTCAATTCGTTTTCATGGTCTTTCGCAAATTCCAAAAACATTCCGAATTCAGGCGTATCAGGATGTGCGAGCTCCCACTTGTTATAATATTGTTCGATCGTCTTATGAAATTTGGTTCCTTCAGTCGTCGCAAGTAATCCATTATTGGACCATTGGTCCTTTATTTCTTCCTTGGTCATTCCGAAATATTTGTTTTTATACCAATATCTTGAGTTCATCATATTATCTATGATCCGATCACTTTCGAATTTTTCAAAATATTGATGGACCAACGTCGTCACCGAAGTTTTGATCGGGTTGTTTGATACGTAATAGATGTGTGGTTCTTCATCAAACACAATGTTATCATCTCGTTCATGTTTGTTAATGTTTTTTAGATCCATTTTATATGTGTCTATATCATAGTACCCTTACATTCTTTAAATGAAATGGATTTCGTTACGACACAACGGTCCCAAATTTTGGAATGTTTATTCAAAAGTTATCATAACACTTTCTTATGGCAAGCTTCAAACGGTATTAAATGATGAAAAAAGTACCTTGTTTATTGAATTTNACGCAAAATTTGTATGTCGACGCGATTCGATTCTTGTCATGAACTTTTGGAAATCTTTGCTCGGTGACAAATTCATACATTTTGCACCCTTTTTATCAAAGATTAAGGTTACAAAGATGCCAAACTCGAGACCTTTCATCCACCCCGTGGCGCCTCGCTATGATTTAGCCGTTATGGATGGCAAAGAGTTCNCCCTTTCCAATTACTCCATGGAATCCCCTCATATTTTCATCGGAAGAGGGACTCATCCCCTTCGGGGAACTTGCAAGTTTTCAATTCAACCCAACGAGGTTACCATCAATACGAGCGTGAATATTGCTGGGTTTAAAGCAAAAGGNTTCAAGGTGGTGACACTCAATGACAAATTTTGGACCGCATCTTGGAAGGACCCGATAACGCAAAGTTACAAATATACGAACCTACGTTTGGATGATGACTATATTCAGGTAAAAGAGAAATTCGACATCGCTCGAAAGTTAAAAAAAATAATCCCTTGTATTCATCGAAAAATTAACAAATTAATTTTGCTCGACCCGAAAAACGCTCAAATCGCCTTAGCGGTTTTTTTTATTGACCTTTTTTGTATTCGTGTCGGTCATGAAAAGGACACAACCTTCGAAACGGACACAATTGGGTGTTGTACGTTGAGAATAAACAAACACATTTTTATTGTCGATTCCTCCAAAAGACGCGTTCGCGTTGATTTCAATGGTAAAGACAATATACCTTTCAAAAAAACATTTGTGTTACCCCTTCCTTTTTTTATCGTCTTACGACAACGTTTTAAATCTCAACGTGATAACGAACTTTTGTTCAACCTCATCAATCCATCCATTATTAATTACTATTTGAACCGATTCTTANCTGGTTTAACAGCTAAAGTTTTTCGCACATATAACGCTTCGTTGATTTTCGAGAAGGTTTTATTGAAAACGAAAAACTTGACCCTCGCAAACTTCAAGGCTGCAAAAGTGTGCAACCATCATAAAACACGTTCCAACCGATTGACGCCCAATTTAACAACCTCTCGATGTAATTATATCGACCCGCGTATATACTTTGCCTTTATTAAATCAAACCCGAAGATGGATAAGAATTGGTTCGAAAAAGACAAAAAATGGGCCGGTTGCGTTTCATCTTCCTTCCGATTTTAAGCCAACAANTGTTGTCTCTCAATTTGAGTTATTTTTATAAACGGCTTTACCTCATTCTTATTCGTATCAAATCGTTTTTTAAATTGTCTAGGATTGTAGTTCGATAGTGTTTGCAATTTGAATGGCCCATATTTGCTACTCATCAAATGAACCTGTGGATGTAAGTCTTTCCGACGTTCATGTATGCGCTTCCAACACACATTCATCGTTAGATACTCTGGATTTTCTACCAATTGTTTGATTTGTTCCGGCACATTTCGTAAATACATNTCGGTATCGTTGTAACTCCTCATGTACTCGGCTCTCCATTCGCGCACATACTCATTGTGTGCGGTGCAAGCNATAAACCAACTTTCCATCATTAAATGTTCTTCTCTGATGGGATTNGTAAACCCCAACAAAGTACATTCGCTCCATCGTTGGACGTCGTGTATCCAATTCAAACTGGAGGTCATGTATATCGACGCGTCCAACCACACTCCGCCATTTCGTTCCAGTACCTCCAATCTTATTAGATCCGCATATTTTTGAACCTTTCCATGTCTAGTTGTTTTGGACGTTTCAGGTGCGTACTCACACAAATTATTCCCGGATATCACATGAAACATCCAATCGGAGTTATGATACGACCACGTTTTCATGCACATTCTCACGAAGTCCGTCTCCTTCACATTATCCGACTCCCAGTANGTGTACACATGTTTTGGGATCGGTTCTATATATCGTCCGTTACGCTTCAATAAAACGTGCATTATCAACACGCACAACATCAATATAGTCAAAATCCATTTGTTCATGAATGTATATCATATTTCAATGTTTTACGTTTTGAAATTGTACTTATTTCCATCGGTCGGTTTGCACGATTGTGTTCCATTTTTTTTCGAACGCATGCACAATGGGCAACATCTCGCTCTTCAGTAAGCTAGTAAACATNTTTGTTGATGTAAGCGACGGATACTCTTTCGTTAGCTTCGATTTCACTCGATTTACACATCGCATCAGCTCCATTTCCGCATCTTCGTGATCGCTTCTTGAAAACGGTTTTAACAAGCTATCTGTGTTTCCATTGGGATATTTACTTTGTTCATACATAACCTCCCNTATATACAAATCCGATTGTGATCCGATATCAACGGATAATTTCTCATCAATCGAACCGAACACGCGCTTTCGCGTCTCTCCCCGAAATGAATCAATTAGCTGCTGAGTAGGGCGTTTCTCCCATTGACCTTCCCCAATATGAACCTCGGCGGATACATCCTTTTTNGCACGTTTACGTATCGTTTGGTTCTCCGGAAAATCCGAATTGAAATGAACTANTCGTAACAAACTCGCTGTGTCGCCATCGCGGACCATGTTCAAGAAAGCCTTGGGATATTTCGTCCGAATGGTATCCAGCAACATGTGATAATTTTCGTTTCCATGTATGTTTAATTGTATGGTCACGTTGTTGTGCACACTATTGTCAATAGTCACCGGCCCGTTATATTGATTTTGGATTTGGTTGTTCGTTGTAACACTCGACGATGAAGGGGGAGTCCTTGCACAGTTTACCCGTTCGTTATGCTTCCACTTTCCTTGTTGGGTGGTGAACATCCGCATGCACGTTTTACATTGCAACGAATTGACACCGGTGCAAGAAATTGAATGACTTAGTAACCTTTTATGACTTTTCAATATCTTGCTACATTTCGAACATTTGTGTTCAGGGTTGTTATTTTGTCCCGGAGGGTTGTTATTTTGTCCCTCAGGGTTGTTATTTTGTCCCTCAGGGTTGTTATTTTGTCCCTCAGGGTTGTTATTTTGTCCCTCATTTTTCGTGTTTTTGATAAGCATTTTACACGTCGTCAAATGGCGGATAAAATTGCA